CGACGTCGATGCAGAAGCGCACCGTCCGCAACCAGCCCACCGTCCTCACCGACCAGGCCCACAACCGCCGGGCCGGATCGATGGACTTCTACGACCTGTTCATGACGGTCGACCCCATCGACATCCACCGGATTGGTTCCGACCCCACCTCCTCGTACCAGCAGAACGGCGTCATGGCGTGTGAGCGCCAGATCGACGACGTGATCGTCGCCGGGATGCTCGGGACCGCGTACGAAGGCGAGGACGGGGCCACCCTGGTCGCGTTCAACGCCGGCGGAAACGCGCTCGTCGCCAACGGCGGAACCGGTCTCACCCTCGACAAGATCCTCGAGGTCGGGGAGCTCTACGAGAAGATGGACCTGCCCGATGACGAGCCGAAGTATTGGGCGTACGGCGCGTCGCAGCGGACCGATCTCCTGAACATCAATGAGATCAAATCCAACGACTACAACAACAAGGCTCTCGTCGACGGGAAGGTGATCTATTTCGGCGGGTTCAACTGGGTCCCGTTCCAGCGCCTGACCGTTCCCGCGGGGGCGGGCATCCGGCGGAACATCACGTGGGCGAAGAGCGGCGTCGGGTTCTTCCTCGGCCAGAACATGGAAGTGAAGATCAACGAGCGGGCCGACCTGTCCAACGTGAAGCAGATCGGGATCACCATCGACTGCGGCGCCGTTCGCGTCGAGGACGAGAAGGTGATCGCGGTCGACTGCGTGGAGTAAACAACCCCTGAAATTGTGAAGGAGGAATTCCCATGACTCAGCTTTCGACTCGGAAAGCGAACGAGGCGGCTGTGCCGTCCGTTCCCAATCCCTCGAACATGGAGGGGATTGTGAAGTGCGCTTGGTTCGGCGGCACCATCGTCACGGCGCTCGGCCTGGCGATCGGGACGCTGATCAACCTGGTAACCCTGCCCAAGGGCGCGCGGATCCTCGGCGGCCTGTGGGGCAACGATGACACGTTTTCCGGCGCCGGCGTGACGCTCGACATCGGGTATCCCGACAACCCGGACGCATTCGGGGACGGCGTGGACTGCTCGGCCCTGAACGACACGCTGATCGCCAATACGGCCGCCCTCGGCCGCGGCCTCGTCCTCACGGCGGACCAGCTTATTTCCGCCACGACGATCGGCGACGTGATCGTCAACGCCGGCACGTATTACGGATATTTCCTGTACATCTAACCACCAACGGGGCCGCCCTTCGGGGCGGTCCTTTCTTTTTCCAAGGAGGAATCTCATGCGGAAATTCATGTCGGTGTTCCTCGTTTTCGCCGCACTCTTCTGCTTCACCGGCATCGCCTCGGCGGGCGAACCGGACATGGTCCAGACGGCGCTGATGACCGGCGGAGTGGTGACCGATAACACGCACTCGGTCGGGATCCGGCTGCCCAGGGGACTCACGTCCCTCGCCGTGACGTGTCCGACGATCACCTCAGCGACGATCGGCCTCGAGGTGAGCACGGACGGGACGACCTACTACACGCACATGGCTTACAACAACGGGACGAACGTGATCGCGGCCGTGTCCGCTGCGGGAACGACGGCGAAGATTGTCGAATTTCCCGGCAACTTTTCGATCTGGAGATACGTTCGGGTCATTGCGGGAGCGGCTCAGGCCGCGGATCGAACCTTCACGTTTACCGGGACGAAATCTCCCAGGTAGCTGCAAACGACGTTAACCCGGGGGGGGCCGCAAGGCCCCCTTCTCCGGAGGACCCATGTACGCTTCCATCACAGAAATCTGCAACGTCGCGCTGTCGCTCCTGGGGCAGGATCCGGTAAACGATATCGCCGACTCCAACGATCGCGCGCGCCTTTGCACGAAGATCTGGCCGATGGTGCTCGACGACGAACTCTCCCTCCACCGCTGGAAGTGCGCCCGGAAGAGGGCCGCGCTTGCAATGGAGGCCGCCACGCCGGCCTTCGGGTGGGCGTATCAGTACGCGCTGCCGAGCGGCTGTCTGCGCGTCCTGTCAATCGAAAACGACGTCGACTACGAAATCGAGGGGAACTTCCTGTTGACGGATAACACCTCCGCGAACGTCATCTACTTGTGGCGGAACCCGACCGTTGGTGCGTACTCCCCGGGCCTGGTGTCCGCGCTCGTCGCTCGGATGGCGGCGGAACTCTCCATGCCGACCACGAAGAAGGACTCGATCGTCAAGGCGTCGTGGGCCGCGTACTGGTCGAAGGTCGGGCAGGCGCTCGCTGCGGACGGCCAGCAGGGAACGCCCGAGGTGCTCGAGGACCGAACGCTTCTGGACGCGAGTCTTTAAATGGCGCAGTTCCCCGTACAGACATCGTTCAACGGTGGGGAACTCGCCCCGCGCCTTTCCGGCCGGATCGACCTGGACAAGTTCAAAAACGGGTGCCGGACGCTCAAGAACTTCATCGCCCATGCCCACGGCCCGGCGTATCGCCGCGGGGGGTTGCGGTACGTGGAGCCGAGCAAGTCCCACGCGACGCGGTCCCGGCTGATGCGGTTCGAGTTCGGTGTCGAGCAGGCGTACGCCCTCGAATTCGGGAACCTCTACATTCGGTTCTTCGCCAACGGGTCGATCATCAAGAGCGGCGGGGTCCCGGTGGAAGTGGTCACTCCGTACACGGAGGCGCAGCTACGATCCCTCCGCGTCACGCAGTCGGCGGATGTTTTCTACATCTTCCACAAGGACCACGCCACGCGGAAACTGCAGCGACTCCTCGCGGACGGCACCAGCTGGCAATTGACCACGATCGCGTTCCTTCCGCCTCCCACCTACGAGCCTGACATGAACATCGCCGGAGGGACGATCGTGCTCGCGATCTCCGCCGTGACGGGACAGGGCGTCAAGGTGTTTGCCTCTGCGGACGTCTTCTACGAGGCCGATGTGGGGCGGGGATTGAAGCGGGCGGCGGGGCTGGCGTCGTTCACGGGCTACACGAGCCGCAAGGAGATGACGGCCGACGTCCTGAACGATTTTGCCGCCGCGCTGGTCGACACGACACCGGTCGCAACCCTGACGACGGACGCGGGTGCGGACAAGAAGATCATCAACTTCTCGGCCGCCCACGGAATCACGGCCGGGCAGGCGACCGCCGGGATCTGGCTGCGGCTTACCACCGGACCGCAGGTGGGGGAGATGAAACAGGTCGCCTCGGTGACCGACGCGGACACGCTCATCCTCGTGGCCGCCTGGTCCGTGGATCAGACCGCGCAGAATTTCAGCAAGCATTACGCGATCGCGGCGGCGGAATGGTTCCTGACCGGATCCCCCGTGTCCGACTGCACCCCGAGCGCCAAGGCACCCATAAACGCGATTATCACGCTGACGCTGGCGGCCAATGGATGGCGTACCGGAGCCTCCCCGAACGGCGACGTCGGAAAATACGTCCGGCTGTTTTCCGGCATCGTGAAGATCACGGAGGTTACCAGCGCGACCGTTGCAAAGGCCCGGATCCTCGTTTCGCTAATCGTGAATCCGATCGTGGCGGCCGCCGGTGGGGCGTGGACGTGCGAATCCGAGGTTTGGAACGCAGCGAACGGATACCCGCGGGCTGGTTGCTTCTTCGAGCAACGGTTCATGGTGGGAGGGTCGATCCTATTTCCCACGACGATATGGGGCAGCCAGAGCGCGGACTATGAGAACTTCGGCCTCGGGCCGTACGACGGGGACGCTGTGGAGTACGTCCTCTCCGCCAATCAGGTCAACGACCTCCGATGGATGATGCCGACGAAGGTCCTGCTCCTGGGGACTGCCGGGAGTGAATTCCGCATTACGGGAGGCGCCGACGCCCCGCTGACGCCTTCCAACGTCGACGCAAAGAACGAGGACGCGAACGGCTCCGCTGACGTTTCCCCGGTCCGGATCCGGAACAAAATCATGTTTCTGCAATCCGCCGGGCGGAAGATCCTCGAGATCGCTTACAGCTTCGAGCCGGATTCGTTCCTTGCGAGTGACCTGGCGATGCTGGCCGACCACCTCACCGAGGGCGGGATCGTCGAAATAGCGTACCAGAAGGAACCAGAGTCGATCCTGTGGTGCGTTCGTGCAGACGGTGTGCTCCTGGGGGTGACCTACAACCCGGATCAGAAGATCATCGCCTGGCATTGGCACGTGACGGACGGTCTCGTTGAAAGCATCTGCGTCATCCCCGACCCGGTGAACCTCCGAGACGAACTGTGGCTCATGGTCGCAAGGACCATCGGTGGCGCCACGAAGCGGTACATCGAGCGCCTGGACCCGGACCGCCCGAATGCGGATTCCTTCGTCCTCTATCAGGGCGTGGCCACGGCCACGATCCCTGGGCTGTCCCACCTCGAGGGGAAAACGGTCGACATCCTGGCGGATGGGTTCGTGGTCAAGGACAAGGTCGTCGCCGCAGGCCAGGTAATCCTCGACCACGCGGTCGTTGAGGCCGTCGTGGGGTTGAATTACGAGTCGGAACTGATCCCGAACCGCCCGGAGTTTGCAACCGGTGGGGTGGTCTCGACGGGGACGACGGTCGGGAAGAAGAAGCAGTGGGTGGACGTTTTCGTTCGCCTCCTCGAGACCGCCGGGATCGAGATCAACGGCGACGAGCTTCCGTTCCGGACCGGGGCCGCTCCCCTTGGATCTCCTCCGGTTCCTTTCACTGGCGATCGCCGCGTGACGAACCTGGGCGTCGAAGACGACGTCGATATCGTGATCAAGCAAAAGAACCCCCTGCCGGCAACGGTTCTCCTCATCGGCGGGACTCTCGACGTGGGGGATTGATATGTATCAATTTCTTCTCGCTGCCGGATCCACGCTGTTGAAAATGGACGCGGAAAAAAGCGCCGCCGACGCCGAAAAACGAGCCGGAGCCGCGGACCTGACCGATGCCTCCCTCGCGGGCCATTTCAGGGAAAAGGGACTCCAGGAGAAGTGGAGTAGAACCAGCGGAACCATGCGCGCCCGGGCGGGAGCCTCCGGCGTGGCGATGGAAGGATCCGCCCTCGAAGTGCTCATGAACTCCGCCGCCCAGGCGGGCCGGGACCTCTACATCGCCCGCCATGTCACCAGCCGGGATCTCGATAACGCCAGGAGCCGGATGGAGCGCGGAGACCGCGCGGAGCAGTCCGCTGTCGCCGCCGGGATGCTCGATCTCGCCAGCACGGGGGTCAAGTATAAGAAGGATCTCGCGGGGAGGTACAAACCGCCAGACCAGGGAGTTACGGAGCAGGACTGGATGAAAGAGTACGGGAACGACTGAAATGGACATCGGAAAATACATCTCCACGCTCGACGCCCCGTCCTCCGCTGGGATCCCGAAGGCCATGCCCTCCGACTACGGCGCCGACGTTGCGGTCGGCCTCGGCAAACTCGCCAACGCAGCCGATGCTCTGGACCAGGAATTCCACGCCCGGGCGGACGACCTCTCCCGCGCTCACGGATACGAGTCCGCGGCGGTTCAGGCGTCTCAGGGCCTCGGCGCCCTCGAAAACGATCTCGCCACGGCACCCGACTGGCGAACCCACGAGGACCGCTGGCGCGCAGGGTTCACGAAGCTCAAGGAGGACGTCCTCGCCCCGATCAATGATCCGCTGGTGCAGACCGCGCTGACCCGGAAGTTCGGAGAGATGGAGTCGGCCGGGATCCTCCGGGCGAAGGCGGCCTCACGGGCGCTGTTCATGGACGAGGACAAGGCGTCCCTGATCACCACGCTGCGCGATACCAAGCAAACGGCGCTGGCCGCAAAAGACGACGTCGAGGAATCGGCGATCCTCGGGATCGGGATCGGGGCGCTGACCACGCGGGCGAACCGCGGGTCGATCGACCAGGAGACGGCGACAAAGGGGACGCTGGCGTACCTGAAGGATTATTACGAGGCCAAGGGCAACCGGGACATCGACCACGACCCCGACAAGTTCGCGCAGGATCTGCTCGACGGGAAATACACTCCGTTCCTCGATCAGACGTCGATCAATCGCCTCGAGGAAAAGTACGTCCGGGTGAAGGACAAGATCGACCGGGACCTTGAGAAGCTGTCCACCAACGAGGAAAAGAGGCGGGACAGCGCCGCGCTCACCGGGGCGCTGTTCGGCGAAATCACCCGGGAGGATCTCGACCGGAGGTTCCGCGCCCGCCTCTTGAGCACCGAGGGGTACGAGGCCGCCACGCGGGTGCTGTCGAAGAATTGGGAGGCCGCCGGGGTGTCCGACCCGACCGCGCACTTCAACCTCCTCACGAAGATCTACGTTTCCCCGCAGACGGTCACCCCCGGGCAGATCGCGGCACTGCGGTCCTCCGGCCAGCTGTCGGGGAAGGACGCCGCTGACGCGACCAAGACCCTCATGGACCGCCAGGAGACGATGGGCGGCATCAAGGACCCCCGTTACAACGACGGCATTTCCAAAATCACCAAGTCGATCTCGAAAGGCCCGATGGAGGTTCTCTCCGCGCCGGCCGCCCGGACGCTGGTGCTGGACATCATCGAATTCGAGGACCGGGTGCTGGAACGCCACGAGGACCCGAAGGTGGTCTCCGACGAGATCGCGTTGCGAAACGAGCAGAACCAGACCGGGCTTCTGAAGGCCCCGATTCTTCCGTACCGGAACGTGAACGAACTGAACGCCGCGCGCCGGAGCGGAGAGGTGTCGCCGAAGATGTACGAGTCATACCTCCGGATCCTGAACAAGCAAACGGCAAAGCCGCCGGCTCCGGCCGGGAAGAAATCGAGCCTGGGGGAATAGATGGAAGATCTGTCCGCACCGTATATCCGCGCTCGGATCCTCGCCGACGATATGACGCCTCCTTCCGACGAGGCGATCGAGGCGCTGGCAAAGCCGTCCTTCGTCATCCCTCCGCCTGGCCCCGCGAACTTCGGCCAGCCGATCAACACCACCGAGACCTCCACGATTACCGGCAAGCCCAAGGACAAGGGCCTGCCCGCGAAGCCGGGCGAAACCGTCCCTTCGCACGTGAACCCCGAGGAGAGCGCCTGGGACACGATGGTCAAGGGCGTCCGGTCCATGCCTGGCATTGCCAAACAGGCCGCAGGCGGTGCGCTGCAGGCCGCCGGCGAGATGACCTACTACGGGATGGAGGGCGACGCCCCCGAGGAACCCGCCCCCGGGAACGTCCCGGCGCTGGTGGAGGCGGGGACAGCCCTCGCCGCGCGCGGGAAGAAGGAGAGCGAGGCGACCCTTCCGAACGTGCCGGCCGGATCCTTCAAGGCCCACCTGTACGGCGCGGTCCAGTCGGTCGGGCTGAACGTGGCCGCGATCGGAACCGGACTGGCGACCGGATCCCCGACGATCCCGCTGCTGCTAATAGGCGCGCTCTCCGGCGGCCAGGACTATGCCGAGAACCGGGCGGCCGGCGTGAACCGGGACGACGCCTGGCTCGGCGCGCTTGCAAACGGCGCTGCGGAGTATTTCGGGGAGAAGCTGCCCCTCCATGCGTACCTGAAAGAAGGGGCGCCCCTGTTCCGCCGGGCGATCACCGGAGCGCTGCTCGAGGTTCCGGGTGAACTCGGAACGCAGATCGTCCAGAGCGCCGAGGAGAAGCTGACCCGCAACCCGGGGATGACCTGGGAAGAAGTCCTCGGGACGAGGCAGGACACGGCGATCCAGACCCTCATGGCGACCACGATGACGGG